AACTTTGTTAATATTGTCGAACCATATCTTCGTGAGGTTCAGTCCAAGAGAGGTGTTTATGACTTCCTAGTCATTTGTGATGAAACTAATAATACTCCCGATATCATTGACAACAATGAATTCAGGGCTGATATCTTCTTGAAGCCTGCAAGATCTATCAACTTCGTCACACTAACATTTGTTGCAACACGCACAGGAGTTAGCTTCGAAGAAGTTGCTGGTAGAGTTTGATCAATAGATAAATTAAAACAAGGGGGATTATTCTAAAATGGCTAACAACTCACCAACACTAAAAAATCTATCAGCATTTAAAACCAGACTTGCTGGTGGTGGTGCTAGACCCAATATTTTTGAAGTTGCACTAGATAAGTTTCCTGCTGAAATCCAATCTTATTGGGGTGCAGAGGAAAAGATTGACTTTAGATTTTTCTGCAAAACAGCTGCTTTACCAGCATCAAACGTTGCTGCAATTGAGATTCCTTTCAGAGGTAGAACTCTAAAGGTTGCAGGTGACAGAACAATTGATACTTGGACAGTAACAGTTATCAATGATGAGGATTTCAGAATTAGACATGCTTTTGAAGCATGGATGAATCTACTTTCTAAACTTGATAATGCAACTGGTGCGGTAAATCCATCTTCTTACATGGTTGATGCATTTGTATATCAATTGGGAAGAAGTGATAAACTTGAAGGAACAAGTGTTCGTAATAGAGTAGGAGAGGCTGGTCCTGGAGGAACACCAACAGGAAGTGGAGATGCTACAGTTCTTAGATCATACAAATTCTTTGATATTTTCCCAACTAATATCTCTGCCATTGACCTTTCTTATGAGTCAACTGATACTATTGAAGAATTCACAGTAGAATTCCAAGTTCAGAGCTTTGAAATTAATGATGGTCCAGGAACCATTAAATAATCTGAGATAAATAGTAAAAAACGGATAACTTAATTATGGCTAGACTTTTTGGATTTTCAATTGAAGATTCAGATCCAAAGTCACCTTCAACAATTTCCCCCGTTCCTCCATCAAACGAGGACGGGGTTGACCATTATTTGACTAGTGGATTTTTTGGATCTTATGTCGATATTGAAGGTGTATATAGGACAGAGTTCGATCTACTTAGAAGGTATAGAGAAATGTCTCTACACCCTGAGGTTGATAGTGCGATTGAAGATATTGTTAATGAAGCAATTGTTTCAGACTCAGATGATTCACCAGTAAAGATTGAATTATCAAACTTAAATGCCAGTGATGGTATTAAGAAAAAAATTCGTCAAGAATTTAAAACTATTTTAGATTTATTGGATTTTGATAAGAAAGCACATGAGATATACAGAAATTGGTATATTGATGGTAAATTATATTACCACAAAGTAATCGATCTAAAAAAACCTCAAGAAGGTATTAAAGAATTACGTTACATTGACGCAATGAAGATGCGTTATGTTCGTAAAACTAAAAAAGATAATAGCAAAAATTCAATATCATTAGTCAGAACAAATAATGATGATCCAGTAGACTTTGCGTTTCCAGAAGTTGAAGAGTATTTTATGTATACTCCAAAACTTCAATATCCTTCTCCAAATCCTGTTTCTGCAACAGATACAAAGGGAATTAAGATAGCAAAAGATGCAATTACATATTGTACTTCTGGATTGGTAGATAGAAATAAGGGAACAACTTTATCATATCTCCATAAAGCAATCAAGTCACTCAATCAACTTAGAATGATTGAGGACTCTTTGGTTATCTATCGTTTATCAAGAGCACCAGAACGTAGAATTTTCTACATTGATGTTGGAAATCTACCAAAACAAAAAGCAGAACAATATCTTCGTGATGTTATGATGCGTTATCGTAACAAACTTGTTTACGATGCTGCTACTGGTGAAATCCGTGATGATAAAAAGTACATGAGTATGCTAGAAGATTTCTGGCTACCAAGACGTGAAGGTGGTAGAGGAACTGAAATCTCTACACTTCCAGGTGGACAAAATCTTGGTGAAATTACAGATATTGATTATTTCAAGAAGAAACTATACCAATCACTTAATGTTCCACCATCAAGAATGGATGGTGATAGTGGGTTTAATCTTGGTCGTTCTTCAGAAATTCTGAGAGACGAACTTAAGTTCACTAAGTTTGTTGGACGTTTGAGGAAAAGATTCTCAAATATGTTCAATGATATGCTAAAGACACAACTTATTCTTAAGAATATCGTCACTCATGAAGATTGGGAGTTGATGAGTGAGCATATTCAATATGACTTCCTCTATGATAACCACTTCTCAGAACTCAAAGAAGCTGAATTGATGACAGAGAGACTGAATATGGTTGCAACTGCTGAACCATACATCGGTAAGTATTATTCTCAAGATTATGTAAGAAGGAAGATTCTTCGTCAAACTGATGAAGAAATTGTTGATCAAGACAAACTTATTGAAAAAGAAATTAAAGCAGGAATTATTCCAGATCCAGCAGCAATGCAAATTGATCCAGCAACAGGACAACCAATTCCCAGTTCTGGAGAAGATTTGGGTCAACCAATTATGGAACCAGACTTAGAATCTGATGCAGATGCAGCTGCACCACCAGAAATTGGTACTAAAGATCTTAAGAGTGCTGAGATCTAATAAATAAAGTCGTTACTTAAATTTAAAATCATGGATGATTTAATGGATATGATTATGCAGGATGAATCTCCTGCAAATATTACTGATAAGATTAAAAATATTCTTTTTAGTAAGAGTGCAGATAAAATTGGTTCAATGAAACCTTCAATTGGCAATGCAATGTTTAATCAAGAAGGTGAAGGAAACGAAGAAGAATAAATAGAAAATAAAGTTCTATTAGAGTATCATAATGGCATTAGCATCCACAGACGTTACAACAAGTAGTTACGTTAAAATTGGTGATAACGTAACTACTATTACTTTTCAATGTCAAAGTAGTAATCCAGTTGTAATTAATTTTACAGCGACTGATTCTGCTCCAACAGCTACAGATCCTGGATTAATCTACAAGGCTTTTGAGGGGGAAATGAAGAAAAATGTTGGTGACTTAAGTCACGTTAGTAGTGCTGCATATGTATGGGCAAGAGCTCTAACTGGAAATACTGCTACAGTTGTTTATGAAGGTGCTTGATCGTGAGTAAAAATCCATTCTTGGGTTTAGGATTTGAAAGTTCTTTTACTTCATTTTCAAGAGTAGTAGAAGCAGTTCCTAGTGGAATAGATTGTTCTACTTTACCTTCAGGTCGATATCTTGACCTAACTTCAGAAACAACATTTAATATTAGTGCTCAAGAAAACACACCAAGTGGCATTTATGTCAGTCCAGATGGAGACCACATGTATGTTGTTGGTCAGGGGGGAGATGGTATAGATCAATATTCTCTTTCAATTCCATATAGTATAACATCAGCATCTTTTGTCAGATTTAAATCATTATCTTCTCAAAATCTTATACTTCAAGATGTTTTCTTTAAACCAGATGGAACAGTAATGTACACTCTGGATGACTTTTATGATAGAGTAAATGTTTATAATTTAAGTACACCATGGAATGTATCAACTGCGGTTCATTCTACTTCTAAATCATTGGGATCAAATAACAATATGCTTGATCCAACTGGAATGACGTTTAGTGCTGATGGATTGTATATGTATATCTACTCAAGTTATTTGAGATATATGCATAGATTTGCATTGGGAGCTGCTTGGAATATTTCACTTTTTGCCCAACAAACTTCATCTTCATTTCCATCATCGCAAATTGCATTGCCAGGTGCTAGTTCTGGATTAGCAATTAGTGCTGATGGAACAAGACTTATTATTACTGAAAGTAGTGGTGATAAAATTTTAGAATATGGACTAAATACTCCATACTCTATTACCTCAGCTTATCTTATCGGATCATTGAGTATTGTTTCTGATACTAATTTACCAACAGGATGCAATTGGAGTAGTGATGGTAAATATCTATATGTTGTTTCAAGTAGTCCTACCGATTCAGTTCATAGATATGAAACTTGCTCAGATGGAGCATATAAGATTCTTGGTAGACCTTGATTTATAAATAATATACAAAAGACTAGCTAGTTTTTACAATGAAACTCATCAGAGAAGAAATAGAAAAGGTAGAAGTTATTACCGAAGAAAAGAATGGTAAAAAAATTCTTTATATTCAAGGACCTTTTCTACAAACCGAACAGCAAAATCGTAACGGCAGAGTATATCGTCGTGACGTAATGGAACGTGAGGTAAAGAGATATACTGAGCAACATATTTCTAAAGGTCGTGCTTTAGGAGAGCTGGGACATCCCGATGGTCCAACCATCAATTTGGATCGGGTTTCTCACAAGATTGTTTCTCTTGAGCAGAAGGGAAATGACTTCATTGGTAAGGCACAAATCTTATCAACACCAATGGGTAAGATTGCAGAATCTCTCCTAAAGGAGGGTGTTTGCCTTGGAGTTTCTTCTCGTGGTATTGGTTCACTTCGTCCAACTAAAGAAGGTTATTCTGAAGTTGGTGAAGATTTCATGTTAGCAACTGCTGCTGATATCGTTGCCGATCCATCTGCACCTGATGCATTTGTTCAGGGAATTATGGAAGGAAGAGAGTGGGTTTGGGAAGGAGGAATTCTTCGTGAACAACTCGCATCACAAACTAAAAAGAGAATCAATACTCTTGTTGATCAAAGAAGACTTGAAGAGCATAAAATAAATCTCTTCAATGACTTTTTAAACAATCTATAAGTATTAGTAAATACTTATTAAAAGTTTTAATTTATAAATAAATATAGTTAATTTAAACTAAAGGTAAACGGAGAGTTTCAAATGTCTAGTGACAATAATTTACAGGAAATGGAAGCAGGCACTAAGCAATCCAAAACTGCTGTGAATGCTGGTGCAAAACCAGCAGATCCTATGCCAACAATGGCAGATCCAGGAACACAGCTAGCTTCCGTAGAAGATCTCGGTGGTCCTACACCTGAGAACTATAAGTCTGATGACGATTCAGCAAAACTTAAAGAACCTGGTGCAACTCTAAAGCAAGTTAGAGATGTAGTAACTAAGTCTGCTGGTAAAGCTGATGCAATGCCAAAAGGTGTGAAGGAAGAAGAGGAAATTAATGATGAAGAATTTGTTGCTGAAGAAGAAGTTGTCACTGAAGAAGAGGCAACGGAAGAAGTTGTGGATGAGCTTGAAGAGCAAGTTGACGAAGAAGCAACTGAAGAGTATGACATTGAAGAGGATGTCAATGCTCTATTAGGTGAAGAAGATCTCTCCGAAGAGTTTAAAAATAAGGCAAAAGTAGTATTCGAAGCAGCTTTAACTTCTAAAGTTGCTGAAATCAAAGAGTCCCTAGAGGCTAAGTATGAAGAGCAATTACTTGAAGAAGTTCAAGTAATCAAAGAAGCTCTAACTAATCGTGTAGATTCTTATCTTGAGTATGTTGCTGAAGAGTGGATGACCGAAAATCAACTCGCAGTTGAACATGCACTCAAAGCAGAAATGACTGAGAGCTTCCTCTCAGGCATGAAGGATCTTTTTGAAGCACATTATGTAACTATTCCTGACGACAAATATGATGTATTAGATAGCATGGTAGAAAAACTTGATGAAATGGAGACTAAACTCAACGAGCAAATTGAGAAGAATGTTTCCCTAAACTCCCGTCTCGCAGAGGCTGTAGCAGAGGGTATTCTTGATCAAGTTTCCGATGGTCTTGCTGAGACACAGAAGGAAAAGCTCGCTTCACTTGCTGAAAGTGTTGAGTTTGAAAGTGAAGCAAAATATCGTGAAAAACTGGAAATGCTCAGAGAATCATATTTCTCTACTAAAGCAACTCCAACAGCAAAAACTGAGACATTATCTGAAGGTGCAGATGCTGCTCCAGAAGTAGTTTCTGGATCCATGGCAGCATACCTGAAGACACTCTCTTCATTTGCTAAAAACTGAATTTAATATTAATCAAACAAAAACAAACACTTTATAGGTAAACGCAAATGTTCAATTCCGAGCAATTGCAGGAGAAGTGGGCACCCGTTCTCGACCATCAGGG